GATAACCGCTCAACAGAAGACCAGATTGACCAAGCTGAAAGAGAAAACAAGATCTTGCGAGACCGCATTGATCTGTATCGGCAACTTCTGCCTGAGCTAGACGCTGTTGAACAGGCTCAACTACGCCAGCAGCAGATTATTGACCAGCTGACTCCAGCGACAGAAGCATTTGCTGGAGCGTTGATCGACACTGTTACAGGCGCTCAAACAGCTCAGGAAGCCTTTGCAAACTTCTTGCGAAGCGTGGCCAACATGCTGGCCGACACAGCCAAGAAGATGATCGCGCAGTACATCGCAATCGGCGTTGCTCGCATGTTTGCGGGAATACCCGGTTCAGCCCCAAAAACAAGCAACCTAGATTTTTCTTCTGCTTTTAGCGATCAGAACTTTTTTACCAGTTCTCTGCCTGGAGGTTTTACTGGGAAAGCACTTGGCGGCCCTGTTGGGGCGGGACGCCCTTATCTGGTTGGCGAACGTGGTCCTGAGTTGTTTGTCCCTGGAGCACAGGGCAATATCGTTCCAAACAACGCAATGGGCGGGGCTAATGTGACGGTGAACGTGGATGCTTCTGGTTCGTCTATCGAAGGCAACGCTGATCAGGCTTCGCAGCTTGGCAAGGCAATCGGCATTGCTGTGCAGGCTGAGCTGGTGAAGCAGAAACGTCCTGGCGGTCTCCTCGCAAGCTGATGGCTACTTTCCCGTCAATCACGCCGACCTACGGCATCCAAAAGCAAAGCGCACCAAGTGTCCGCAAGGTGCAGTTCGGGGACGGTTACGAAAGCCGCTTCACGATGGGCATCAACCAAGACCCAAAGGTTTACAACCTGACTTTTGAAGTGTCAGAGACTGATTCCGACACGATCGAAACATTTTTGGACGCACGAGCTGCAGATTTTGCCAGCTTTGACTTCACACCGCCTGGCGAGGGCAGTAGTTCCAAGTTTGTCTGCGAAACATGGAGCAAGTCGATTCCGTATTTGAACCGCGCCACAATTCAGGCAACGTTTCGCCAAGTATTTGAACCGTAATGGCAGTTGGACCTTGGCAAGCTAGTACCGAATTTTCCGTCGGTGACATCCGACGCGCCACGACGGAGCAGCCGTCTGGTTTGTTTTTCCGCTGTTCTACTGCTGGAACGTCAGCAAGCTCGGAGCCTGGCTGGCCGAACATGGTTGGCGATACGGTCACAGATGGAACGTGTGTTTGGACTGCGATTGCGTCAGCGTATGAGGAGCTGGCAAAGATCAACCCCAGTGCAATCATCGAGCTGTTTGAGCTGAGACTGGATTCAACGTTGCATGGCAGCAGTGACGTTTACCGCTTTCATGCCGGGGCCAATGCTGACGTTGACGGCAACATCGTGTTCAACAGTCAGACTTATACGCGCATTCCGATCAGGGCAGACGGCTTTGAGTACAGCAATACCGGAACGCTGCCGCGTCCCACGTTGTCAATCAGCAATCACGACAGCACCATGACCACGCTGCTTTTGCTGGTCAACGCAACGACTGCAGGCAATGACCTTGGTGGAGCGGAAGTGCGCCGCATCAGAACGTTAAAGAAGTACCTGGACGGCGAAAGCGCAGCCGATCCAAATGCTCGTTGGCCTGAAGAGCGATGGTTTGTGGATCGGAAGGCTAGTGAGTCACGAGATCAGGTGACCTTTGAGCTAGCCAGCAAGTTTGATTTGGCAGGGCAAAAGATCCCTAAACGCCAAGTCATTGCCAACGTTTGTCAGTGGAAGTACCGCAGCAGCGAGTGCAGCTACACCGGCACCGACTATTACGACGTAAACGGCAATGAGGTCAGCACCGAGGCTGAAGATGTCTGCGGCAAGCGAGTTGCTAGCTGCAAGCTGCGGTTTGGAGACACAGCAGAGTTGCCGTTTGGATCGTTCCCTGGAGCTGGTCTGACCCAGTGATGCAACTGTCAGACGAGTTGCGGGCAGAGATCTTGCAACACGCCAAGGCTGAGACTCCGAAAGAGTGTTGCGGGTTGGTTGCTGTGGTCAAAGGTCGGCATCGGTACTTTCCGTGCCAGAACATCGCAGACACCCCTGATGAGCACTTTGTTCTCAGCGGCTGGGACGAAGTAGAAGATCAGGGCGAGGTGGTGGCGATTATCCACAGCCACCCGAAAACCAACCCTGAACCATCAACAGCTGATCGCGTGGCGTGCGAGAAGTCAGAGCTGCCGTGGTTCATCGTCAATCCAAACACTGAAGGCTGGGGCTACTGCGAGCCAGCTGGTTTTGAGTTGCCGTATGTGGGACGTGAGTTTGTATTTGGCGTGGTGGACTGCTACACGCTTGTGCGTGACTGGTACGCAAGGGAGTACGGCATCCAGTTGCGGGACTATGACCGCCGGGACAAGTTTTGGGATCGTGGGGAGAACTTGTATATGGATAACTTTGCTGCTGAGGGGTTCTGCAAGATTCCGGTTGAGGAGGTGCAGCGCGGTGATTTGATTTTGATGAATCTGGTTTCACCGTTGCCGAACCATGCAGCGATCTACATGGGTGATCAGCAGGTGCTGCATCATGTGCAGGGCAGGCTATCTAGCAGGGATGTCTATGGCGGTTACTATGGGAAGAGCACTGCCTG